ATAAAAATAAAGAGGAGAGAGATATTGAATCTCTCTCCTCAAAGGTTTTAAATCTTAGATATTAAAATAGGATTCGAAATCATTGTGTTCGAATGCAGATTCATTATATTTAGGATTTGGTTTTGCTGTAAGAATTTTACGACAGATAGCACGAGCATCAGATCGTTTTTGTTTTTCCATTTTAATTGTAAAGGAAGTCAAATGGGAATAAATTTTAGAACTTCTGCTAGCATATTGTTTAAGACCAGTTGCAATAGCTGTTGCAGATGCACGTTTTTCTGTATCATCCATTTTCTTAGCAGCATCTTCTGCAGTTTTGATATTTTTCTTGTAGGAGTCATCTATTTTTTTATCAATTTTTTCCATATTACGTTTAATTTTATTAACGTCTTCTGCTAAAATTTCAAGGATTTTATTAAGATTAGAACGAACCCATGATCCATCTACTTCTTTTTCTAAATCAGCATCTTTAGTATCAGATTTTAAATCATCGAATTTATCATCCAATGTTTCGATAGTATCTTCTACCTTCTTATTAATAGCCTCAACAGATTCAGTATCACTAAGACCATTAATAATATTTTCAGCAGTAATTAATGCATTTAAACCAGATTCATTGAAGGAATCTAATGCTTTAGCATCATCAATATATTTACCGGCTTTTAATTTTAATTCAAAGTCTTTATCTAAATAGATAACGTTTTCTTGAATTTTCTTTTTATATTTAGAAAGGAATGCTTTATCGCCACGTACATAAGATGCAATCCATGCAACAAATTTATTCCAAACGGATTTAACCCAGTTTTTAATAAAGTTCCAAATTTTAGCTAATTTGTCTTTAATAGTCGTTAACATGCCTTCAGTATAAACTACTTCAGCGCCTTCACGCACTTGTGCTAATTCATAACGACCAATGCCAAAAAGGATAGCATTATCCATTTCTTGAATGGTATCACATGCTTCCATAGCAAGCATATCGAAATCAGTATATTCATTTACTACAATACCAAGATCTTGGTAAGATTCTTGTACAGCAGATTCAGCGAAAAATGCCATTATATTTACCTCCGTAAATTAATTTTTCAATTAGTCGATCATTAAGGAATCAGCTTCTACCATGAGCAATTCATCGGCAAATTCGACACCTTCAGTTTTAGGGCTATATGCAACAGCTTTAGCAAATACACGACGAGCTTGAGCAGCAGATTTTTTAGCAATAGCAGCTTCTGCTTCCAATACTACAACTTTAGCTTTTGCACAAGCATTTGCAATAACTGCAATATTTTCTAATGCTTTATTTTGAGTTTGAAGAGTTTTAATATCTTTAGCCAATTTAGCTTCTAATTTCTTATAAGCTTTTTCCGCATCTTTAACAGCTTTACCATTAGTTAAGATGTTTACTACCATACCAGAAATAGAAGTATATTTTACTTCATCTTCATCTTCAAATGCTTTTTCAATCATAACTTTCTTAGCTTCAGCATGACTAGAAACTGATTCGCCAATATCATAAACTTTTTCAATTACATCAGAAGCATCAGCATCAGCTAAAGCTGTTAAATCCCCAATATCGCCAATACTATTAGCAGAATAATTATGAGTTTTAGGAGCTTCCCATTTAACTTCTAATTTAGAGCAATCTTTATCTTCAACAGTTTTTTTGAATTTATTATAGAATGCTTTGTTATCACTCATCAAACGAGCAGCAACTTTTGCATACCAGCCGTTGAAGAAAGCTTTAATTTTAGCCCAAACTTTTTTAACAAAGTTTACAACTTTTGTTTTAACAGTTTCCCAAGCACCTTCTTGGAAAGCTTCTACTTCAGCACCTTCTTGAACAAGTGCATATTCTTTCATATCAGAACGTACACATTCGCCGAAAATTTCAGCTTCGAATTGAGTACATTCTAAAGCAATAATCCCAAGACCAGCTTCGCATTCGTAAACAGCGGAGTTTTCAAGGGTTACGTTGATATCTTCAGTATCATGACCACCGAAAAATGCCATAATTATTATCCTCCTTAAAAAGTTATACTTGATAGTATAAAAGGTTTTAATTAATTTTCAACCAAAATAGGTTAGATTTATTAAATTGTTACACGTATAGAGTTAGAGACTAATATAAATTAAGTTATTATGATATTAATATCTAATGCATTATTTTCTGTACCAATAGTGTTGATATTTAAGAACTCAGGAATTCTACCAACAATAGATTCATCTTTACGATAAATGTGTTGATAACCTGGACCATAACCATTAAAGTCTAAGAACTCAAAGTAGGTTACATTCTCTGCATACTTTTGAGTTATAAATGTAATAATGTTAGGAATATGGATATCAGAGATTCTAGATTTATCTTCGATATACTTTCTAATATCATTCTTAATATATTCAGTTAAGTATTTATCAGTAGTAGTTAAGAACTTGACTTTGAAAGTCATAGATAGGTTAACTCTATTTAATGGTACACCATCATTTACATAGAATAGTTTAGATGGACCATACGTGTTAAAGAACTTGATATCTATACCGAAGCTATCTTCTAGCACATCTAGACATTCAAGAATGTGAATACGTTTCTTTTCAAGATTATTAATGAAGTCTTGAATTCGTTCTTCTGTATTCACATAGTCATATGAGATAACTGGTACACGATCTATAATATAAGAGATTTGACCATTGTCTTGTTTTCTAATCTTAATATGAGATTCAATCAAGTCAGAATAGTTGTACAAGAAGTCAATACCATATTTGACAGTATACTCATTGGTTAAGCTATATCCTTCGAGGAAGTCAGCTGTAAAGATTTGATCTGCTTTATGTAGACCAGCATTATATCCAAATACATCTTTAGCAAATACAAATATTTTCATATTCATATTATTAGCCATATATCCAGGACTTAATCTAGTTGCATTACCAACTTCATAGACGTTATTAATCTTAAGCTTAATATTCTTATCAATCTTATTATCAGTATTAAGCTTGAACTTATAATCCATGATAAATGTATTTTGATCGTAGTTTACAAATTCAGCTTCAGCCCATCTGTAAGGAACTTGATACTTTTCATCTGTATAGAATACAGCTAAGACTTTAACATCTACACCAGTTATCTTCTCTGGATCATATGGATCATCTCTATGAACTAAACCAATGTCAGATTGGATATTCTGCATGATAGAGATATCACCTACATAGGTATCACGTTCACTTAGATAATGACGATACCAGTTCATTTTATTAGCCACAAACTGTACTTTAGAATCTTGATTTACATATGTAAATTCAAGTAGTTTGTTTACATCCATAATATTCATATAGTAAGATACATATAATGGTTTCTTATTAACGATACACATAAATGGATTCATATATAGGAACTGATTCTTTCTAGCATTATTAAGCTCTTCTTCAGAAGATTGGTATGCTACTGATGCATTTGCAGTTCCATCGTATTTGATAATATTACCAGCAGTCAATATATAGTTTGAATCTGAGATATTATCAAAGTCACGTCTAATTGCTTCAATTGGTATAGTATTAGTCGGAATGATATTTGTAGGTGAATCCATTAATACGAATGCATAATACAAACGAGCTAATGGATTATCCATCTTCTTAAAGAAGAATAGTTTATTATCATCATCGTCAATAGTATTGAAGTAGTTATTAATATCAGTACTATTGGTTACACTACCACGAGATAAAGCTTCTTTAGGAATGAGTTTCTTTAAGTCAGCAATAGAACGTTTATCAATACCATACTGAGCATCTGATGTAGGAATTACTAATAGATTCAATCTATCATAATTTATCTTCTCAGATTTAATTCTAAAGTAGATACTATCTTTATATGAGATATTACCATTAGACCCCTGACAAGTATATAGGTTAACTGTAACTTCAGTATTAGCTGTAGGTAAGTAAGAGCTATTATCAAACATTACACGAATAGTAGAAGAATCTATATAAGTATAATTACAGAAATTATTTATACCATCAGTATTCAAACCATTATAAACTGGTTTGAGTTTTCTTGTTGGTTGATCATATTCTTTTACATCTACATCGAATCCAGCTAATTGATTATCGAATTCAAATTGAAGCATCTTAGATTCTAGTGGATTTGTAGTGATAATAGTCTTATGATAAGTAGTATACTCATATTGACGTAGATCTACTAATAGCATAACTACATTACGACCATCAATCTTAGATCTAACTGTAGGCTTTAAGTATGGATCAACATCATTAGAGTTCCTAGTTATTATAGGATTACTTTGAGTAGTGTCATACATACCCGTATAGATATACTCACCTGTAGGCAACTCAATACGTTTGATAATTAAATCATATGGTAAATGGAATTCATAATCACCTACCATGATTTTTATATTACGGTCAAATTTAAATGTATCAGAGACCGTATTCAAGATAAGTTCATCTTCATAGAAAACAAACATAGCTTGCATAGTTGCAGGCTCAGCAAAAATCTTATTGATGCCGAGCATTAAAGCATGAGAGATTACATTCTTTTCAAATTTAGCCTTTATAGGAATAGCTTCATTAGAATACTCAGCTGCCATAGTAACAGCATTTTGTAAAGCATTAGAGTTTACATCTCCCATGTAGCCAAATATACCCATAGAGAGGGTAATTTCATCTTCATCTACATATCTTTTCTTAATATTTTCAATATATTGATGTATATCATATATATTGGCATTAAGTAAAGTATCATTTTGAACTGTATTTAGGACAGTCTCCTGATATGATCGGAGAGTCTTGTTTACTGATACCGCATCAGATGCCATTTATTTATCCCTCCCATTTGAGTTTATAGAAACCTTTGTTAGGTAAAGTTTCATTAAATCCATAGTTCATATTATATTTAGGATCTTGGAAATAAGCGAACTTATTTAGTCCTTGACCTTTATCGGTATTATCATCAGTAGATAATCCTAGACCAGCTCTTATGGTATTCATATTATTATTGAAGTTTTCAGATATACCAGACGTTTCTCTTTTAAGTTCATCACCGATATCATCCATATGAGTAGCTATATATGTGCTGCCACCTAACATAGCACCAGCAACAATCTTACCAGTATTCTTAATACGTGTTTCAACAGAGTCTTCTGCTTTATATTCACTAACATGGAATCCATCGCCAGCTGCCATTTGTTGTTGAATTTGTCCACTAGTAACAGCACCACCACCGTTATTTACAGCACCGCCTGCAGTACCACCTTGGAATTGCATGTATGCTGGAAGAGCTATATATGGTCTTTGCATATATTCACCACTCCAACCATTAAATTCATCCATATATCCACCTAACGATGGATCACCAGCAGGAATCTTTTTAGCAATCTCATTAAAGTCTAATATAATATTAGGATCCATATCTTCTACATATGCAGCTTTAAAGTTAATAGTAAACTTTACATTACCATCTGCAGGAAGATCAGAGAATGTACTCCTTGGTACATTCTTAGGATATACTCCAATAAACTTAGAGTAATGGATAATAGACTCACCATCTTCACCAACAATAAACTTATACATAGCCATTTGGTCATGAATAATTTTACCATTTAGATATCTATCATCAACAAAGTCAACTAGCCCATAGTGTTTCATACGTTCATATTCATCAAACAATCTAAACCACATATATACTTCTAGGTACTTTGTATCTTCAAATTCAACAGAGAACTCATGGTTTTCATCTGATTCATAAGATGTACCACGATAGAATATAGAAGATCCTAAGATATTCTTAGATGTCTCATAATCACTTGCTGTAGTAATATCAGGCAAGTCTACATTAGATCTTTTATAGTTAGATAAGAGATTGACAAATGGTCTACCACAAGCAGAATAACTTAAGCTTTGTAATACATCATTATATCTCTTTGACGCTTCAACTATTAAAGAGTTATTAGCAATAGATGGATTTAAAGTTGGTCCATTAAATAACTGTAAGTCAGGTGTAGTAAAGAAAATAAATTCTTTAGTAAAACCCATCCAGTTATTTGGATCTAATCTTTCATATCTAGCAAACTTCTCATATTTCTCTTTCTGAGTTACTCGCCCAGCACCGAGACCTAACCCGTTTGCTTTTACATATTTAAGTAATCCACTGGATGATTCATCGAATTCAGGTCTTGCAGTATTATCTAATACATTAACGCTATTATTAATAGCTTCGATACTATCACCAATACCATTAACTTTATTGATAATATCATTACCAACACCAGTTATAGCACGGTCCACTCTACCTATAGTGCTATCATATACATCATCAACCGTATCAGATACCTTTTTATATACAGCATTTTTACCACGTTCAACTACACTATCTACTGCAGCACCAAGTCTACCTGTAAATGTAGTCGATGGAGAAAAAGCATTGGTTGCAAAGTTATTATCATTATTTTTACCACTATGAATTATATTCATACCAGATAATGATCCAACTGCATTATCAACAGCGTTAGCCGCATTAGCTATTCCATTAGCAGCATTACCAATACCTGTACCTATGCCAGATGCTATATTACCAATACCAGCACCAACTCCAGCACCGGTATCATAAGCAGCTTTACCAAAACTTGATGGTATACTAGTAACTTTATCAGCAGCATTACTTACAGCATCAGCAGCACTTCCAACTGTATGAGCAGCATTAGTTACTTTATCTGCGGTATTACCTATGCTATCAGCTGCATGAGAAATACCATCACCAGCAGCACCGATACCTTCACCTGCTTTGCCTACACCAGTAGCAAGAGCACCAGCTCCAGCAGTAGCTGCACCGACACCTAAGCCAATACCAGCACCGGCTACACCAACTGCAGTACCAGCTCCTGCAATAACAGAACCTGCGGCATTTCCAATCCCTTCACTAGCTACTGCGACACCAGTACCAACTCCAGGAGCAGCCTTGTTTACTATTTCACCAGCAGCTATACCAATAGCTTTACCAGTTTCATTTATTATATTATTAGAAGTATTCCTTCTATGAATATCTCTAGGTTCATCTGCCATTACAAATATTCCCCCTTTCTTATTTAATTTAATCTTATGTTAAAATGGCTAATTCTTATCGTAATTGTATATTATAATGGTGAAATAGGATAAAGCATATAGATATATGCTCTTATATCACAGCTTTCAGTTATTTGTTTTAATATACATTTTAAGCGAGGCTGATGATTATGAGAGACTATATTGAAGATATTATATTAGATGGTGAATTTCCTAAATTAGAAGAAGCTAAAAATGCTTGTAACGTTTATACTATAGCAATAGAATCAGATGATGAGTATATTAATCTAGAGCTTGTTAAAGTAGAGGATTACAATGAAATAGTTTATCTTTATAATTCACTAATCGATGACCTTATTGACGGAGGTCTAGTTAATAATTATTCTCATACTTATAAGTGTATGAAAAAAAGATTTTTCAAAATTTAATGAGAAAAATCTATATGCTTTATTTTTTTTCTTATTTACCCATTTTAACATAAGATTAAAGTCATATATGATACTATAAGGAGGTACTTTAAATGATCCTTAAGGATTTAATTACAGATGTTTTAGACGCTGCGGATGGTACCGAAATTGGTAAATTTGTTTCCAAGAAGAATCCATCTATTAAGTCTATTACTCGAGCAAATAAAGATTTGACTATGACATTCCCTGTCATGGTTTCTAATACTGTAGACCCAGTGTCTGCACAATTAGTAGCTAGAGCTTTGGAACGTAAATTCGTTACATTGACTCAAATGCTATTATCTGCTATTTCTATTACATCTTCTAAAGATGCAATTGATCATCTTAAAAATGTCCATGCTAACTTAGACTTGTCTAGTTTCTTTGACGTTGATGATTATCTTGCAGTTAGTGAAGAATCTACTGCTATGCATATTTTTGATGCAGAAACAGTTAAAGCTGTATATGAAGCATTTAGACAAGAACGTTTACGTGCTAAACCTATTAATCATTTACGTGAATCATTGATGGATGATATGATGGCTCAGATGCGTCAAAATTCAGATTTCAATACAGCTGTTGCTAATAATAGATTTAATAATTTATCTGATGATGATAAACTTAGGGCAGTAAGACTGATAGATACTGATACAGCAACCCGAAATAGAGATTTAAATAATAGAAATAGAGATTTGCAGAATCAGAATAGAGATTTAACTCATCAGGTTCGAGACCTAAGAGGTAATGAAGCTAGAATGAGAGGAAATTTTACTAGAAATCAACATAGAATGAATGATAGAATGAGAGCTTTACAGCAAAGTAATAATAATTTGCAATCTCGTTTAGATGATATGCGTAATAATACTAGAGCTGGATTGGCTAACGTATCAAAAGACCAAATGGATTATAAGAAAGCTAATGAATTGCAACCTACATTGTTGAAAATTCAATTCATTAGTACTAATGATAACAATGACCCAATTACTGTAGATGCATACGTTGGTATTAAATCTAAAATCTACTGTGTAGACTCTGCAGATATTGCTAACCACATTGTATCTAAACGTAGCTATAACTTTAGCTTATATAACCTAATCAAAGCCACTTCTGGTGAAATTGAATTCTGGAGAGATTTCGTATTCGCTATTAAGAAAGCTAAGATTGATGCTGTATCTAATACTAACCGTGGTTCTTCTTCTAAACTTTGGAAAGTATTAGAACGTCGTGCATTGGCATCCAAGATCAATCGTTTCATGTCTTTACGTAATGATGCTACAGCAATTACTACTTTAGTAGTATCTGCTTATGATGTAGAAATGCTTCGTAAGATGGAAGATATTGATATCTCTAATTCTCGTGTAGCTCGTAAATTGATGGATGACTATAACTTAGTAGGTATCGTTATCGTTGATGATTCTACTGAGTCTGCTAAATTTATCTTTGATACTGGTGATGATGAATATGAGCCATATACATTCAAAACTTTAAAACGTGAAGATAAAATGGATTATAAACAAATGATTCAATTACTTGCTGGAGGTAGATAGAATGTCAAGATATGTATTAAAAGAATTCATTGAAGCCAGCAAACTAATGGACCTTTCTGATAAAGAAACTTACGTTACAGTTGGCGTTGTTAATGAAGCTGAACAACGTGAAGTCTTATTAGGTGTAACTAATAAACTATATGAAAAAATTGAAGCTAAAGTAACTGATGTAGACTTTGGTACAATTCCTCAATCTAGAGGTGATTTCCTTAAGATTGATAATATTGATATGGTAACTGAAGCTGTTACTGATATGAAAAAAATTTACCAAGAATACAAACAACCTTTGACTTATATTAATACTATTACTGATGCAATCAATAACATCGTTGAATTGAAAAACGAATTCCAACGTTGCTTTGCATCTAATACTAGTCTAGGTATTGTATTATATAACTCTACTGCTATGGCAGTAATCAGTGGTGTATCTTTACTTATTGCTTCCACTATTGATTTCATTGTAGATCCTAAAACAAAATCTATTGAAGTATCTGTAGACCGTGTAGCAGTATCTAGAAGTAAAGAATTAGTTCAATTACAAACTTTAGCAGAATTCAATAATCTCTGTAAAGGTAATAAACTTAAAAAAGTATTGAATGATCTAATCAAAGTAAGTGCTAAGAACCTAGCTGGTACATCTGTTTTAGCAGTTATTGGTGTAAGTATTGGTCTTATCTTTACAATCGTTCCAATTCTTCGTGAATTGATTTACTACTTCTACTATTGTAGAGCAAGTGTAGCTGAGTACTTTGATACTCAAGTTTCAATGCTGTCTTTGAATGCTGCACGACTTGAGACAGCTGGTGACCCTAAAACAGCAAACGAACAACGTAAATATGTAGATCGTTTCCGTAAGATTTCCGACTTCCTCGCAGTTGATGCTAAAGAAGCCTCTAATAAAACAGATGACAATGTACGTCAAGATGAAAAAGAAAAATATAAAGTTGATGATGTAACTGAAAGTCTTCCAGACTCTGCTGCATCCTCATTATTCTAATGAAGGGAGCATAGAAAAAATGCATTTTTCTAGAAAACAGGTTAGAGAGTCTAATACTCTAAAGATGGTAAAACAAGCAGAGAAAGACACTCTTGAAAAACAATTAAACGAGTCTAAGACTATCATTCCTGAAATTAATAATGTAATGACTGAAAGTCATTTAGCTCGTTCTAAACGTTCTTTAAATATCCGTATGGAAGCTAAAGCAGCTATTAAAGAACACTTCTTAACTGAAGCAATCAAATATATTTATGACGAATGTACAATTCCAGATCTTCAAAAAGAATCTACTAAGATTATTCGTGATACGGTAATCCGTGGATTCATTAAAGAAAATGGTGTAGAATCTATCATTCGTACTTTCAATACTAAGTCTTTATTCTTAGCTGATATTGCTAAAGCAATCAAAGAAGCTACAGATGATGTAGTTAAAGCTAATGATGATAAACTTAAAAACCCAGATACTAAAGTATCTGATGTTACAGTAGATCCTGAATATCAAGATTCTTTCATTGATAAGATGGCTCAACAAAAAGAAGAAATCGAAGATGTTGGTGCTTTAGTACAATCTCACGTTGCTAATAATGTAGAAGACTTCATTGCATCTAATGTTGAAGATAAACAACAAATCAAAGATATCCTAGATGAAGTAAAAGAAAAAGTTGCTAATATTAAAGCATCTAATGCTGATGTAGCAGAGGATATCAAGGAGTCTATGATTTTGGGTGCTAAACGAAAAATCTATAGCGTAAAGAGTGCTAAGAAGAGCCTTCTAGAAGCTATGGTTAAACACTTAGCTAAACGTGTAATCTCTGAAAACCATACAGAATTCTTGACTGAATCTAAAACTATCAATACTGATAAGATTGTAGAAACAGCAGAATGTATGTTAACTATGTTAGTACTTTCTGAAGCATTGGGTTTTGACTTAGATGAACAAAAAGTTCGTGCAATGTACAAATAAAAAATAAAAAAAAATAATGACTCCATCTAGTTTAACTAGATGGAGTCTAATAACTTGGTTTATTGATACTTTACCCCTCCTTTCTTTTATTGATGTAAATGTATTTGGTCCATATGAACTCCGAATATATCTTCATCTTCAAATAATGTACCACAATCAACGGATAAATCAAATTCTAATTCTAGATCTTCATATAACATGATGTACCTCTTTCTGCCTGTAAGGCTTAAACTAAAACTATATCATCATATCACAATAATAATATATGACTATTAGATCTGAGTATTACAAAAAAATAAATACCCCATAGGAGATTGACTCCTATGGGGATCATTATATTATTTAGATTCTAGTTTAGCCATTAATGCATTGTATTTTTCATTCAAGTCATTATACTTTTGAGTAAGATCTTGAACTTGTTTTTCCAAATCAACTTGCTTGGATGCACTTAATTTTTTAGTACTTTGACCAAACTTGAAGTTTGCACCAGCACTAATCATATTATCAGAACCACCTAATGTAGTAGCAATGTTAAACATTGTATTTTCATTAGGACGATAGAATGCACCAATAGCAGTTGCACTAGAATTCTTATAGTTACCAACGCCAACAGAGAAACTCCATTTATCATTACGATCGAAATCTAATGGATGTAATCCTGCTAATGCTGCAGAAGCTGCACCTACTTTAGATACTTGAGAATCTGTATAGGATTTAGCTTGACTAATGGATCCTTCGGATACATTTCTTAATTGTGCTACATTGACCGCATCAGTATCTTGTGTACCAGCAGCTACAGATGTAATTTGACGTGTAATATTATTAGCAGTATCACCTACAGATACTGCAGATGCTGTGGATTTCCAAGTGGAATTTGTATTACCAGATGCATTGTATCCGATTTGACCTTTAGCTGTAGATGCTACAGAATCAGAACCAATAGCTACACCACCATCAACTAATACATTACTATTATGACCTACTGCAACTACATCTGAATTATTCATTACAGTTGTTGTATCAATACCACCTAAGATAACAGAATGATTACCACTAATATTACGGTTGTTACCAACTACAATATCATTAGTACCATTAGTTACAGTATTACTAACACCTGCTACAAAGTTATCAGTTGCTTCACTACCATTAGTACCAGTCACAGTATTATTAACACCAATGATGGATGTACGTAATACCCAATCAGCTTTGTTACCGCCACCGATTGCCATTGTAGCACCGCCACCATTATTATTCTTAATAACATCACGTAGTTTACCAGCGAATTCAGCTGCATCAGTTGTAGCTTTTGCAACGTTTCCTAAAGATATAATAGAGTTAGTAATTTCATTACCAGCACCATATACTAGAGAACCATTTGTATTAGCGGTACGGTTAGCAACACCACTGATAGTATTAGCTACACCTACAGAAGATCTATCTGCAAACCAACCACTTCCTACACCAGCTGCAGTCTTAGATTCAATACTATTCAAAGTACCAGTAATAGTAGAACCAAAGTTTTGTGAAGGTGTAGAGAATCTACCACCTGTATAGGAGCTAGACATAATGTTAAATGTACCAGTATTAGTGGTCAAAGCACCATTACTAAAGCTATTAGTACCAATAGTTGTACTATATGCATTTAAGTTTTGTGCACGAGTACCATTAGTATCAGTATTCATATTAACGTCACCAATTTTACCAATATAGTTATGATTACCTACCATAGTACTACCAGTACGAGCATATGTATTATTACCAATAGCAATACCAGTACCAGCTCTATTTACATCAGTTGGAATACGTGCAGAAGAAAAATCATCACCACTGTATGGTGTTTGATTAAAGGATAATGATGCTTCTACACCACCAGACATGTTTTCTACATGTGCATTATTACCAATAGCAATACTAGCATTTTGCCCTACATAGTTTTCTACTTTAGCAGATTTACCAATAGCAATGTCCTTAGTATTGTTAGCTACAGATCCTGTACCGTATGCGATACCATTACCAGTACCAACTGTATTATCTACAGCAAATCCAGTTGCACTTAGGGAACTTAAAATAATTGCTGTCATTAGAATTTTAGATGTTTTCATGATTTTGTCTCCTTATTAAATAAAAGTTATACCCATAGGAGTTCAACTCCTATGGGTAAGTATTATATGAATATTGTGTTTAGATCAAGCTTACGACCAAATTGTCTCCAATACGATAAACAGTATGGAAAAGGTCAATGTTATCCATTAAGAATTTATATTGTTGAGCCGTAAGGAATCCTAAGATAGTATCCTTATCACTTGTATAGTATGTGCGTAAATTAGATAAGAATACATCATCATCGCTAAGATTACCTTGTTGCCAAACATATCTACCTTCTTCACAGAAGGAAAATCCTGGGAATACTTTAATATATTCATTATCCCAATAAGATTGCATTAACATTTTTCTTTTGATATCATATACGATATCTAACTGTTTATGATTGTACATTTGATCACCTATACTAGATCTTCAGGATCATAGAAATCCTGAGTATCTTCCTTTTCTTGTTTTTCAGATACAGGGATATCTAATTCGACACCCCTTGATTCCATGATTTCCTTAATCTTTTGATTATCACCATATCCTTTTTCTAATAGGACATGAGTCAAATCATGTGGACCTTGATCTGTTAGGAATGAGAAACCTTTATTAGGTTGCATAGTTCCATCAGATTGAACAACCCACTTACGTAACTCGAGCTTATAAGCTCTATCATTCCAGCTCATTTCTGAAATCTTGAGAACTGTATTACCACGTTCATCAAAGACTTCATCAATGCCTTCTGGATTAATGTTAAACTTAAACTCCATTATATCCTCCAAAAAATAATAGACTGGGGAAGTTAATCCCCAGCCATATTACAATTTAATTATTTTTGTGGACGGAATAATCCATCGGATACAACTTGACGGCTTACATATTTACGAAGCAATTTCTTAGTTGTATCTGGATGTAATTGTTTAATTTCCAATAAACGACCAGAATAGCTATTAGTATTTACTGGAGCACCAGGAATTACTACATAGTCATATTGGTTACCATAAATAAAACCAAGAATAGATTCAATTGTAGCACCATATACAACCAAGTTGTTATGGGTACCATCGGATGCTAATGCATAAGATACACATTGGTTACGGAAGTTATCATGGTTTGCATTGTCTTTACCAAAGTCGATGATTGTATCTTTCAAGATATCAATTGCATCGTTAGTAAGACGGAAGCCCATTGCTGTTTCTGTAACTGTACCATTTTTCACAGAAGAACGGACACCAGATGCACCATTATAACGTGCAACCATTTCCAATTCTTTTGTAGAAGCATTTTGACCTACGTTATCGAAACCGAATTTTTCAACAGCTTTCAAACGAGTATCGTGCTCGTTATCAGAACCATTGTAGTCAAATACTAATGCTACACCGATTTGTGGGCTATTGCTAAATGTGATATCACGGCAGCCTACATAATCAGCAAATACGTTGCCAAGGCGATTTGTGAGAAGTTCACACAATTCGCTCGTGGCGATTGTTTTTGTCTTATAATCAGACTCAAAATTTTCAGGCGTAACTTTAAGTTCAATGCGTTTAGCATTACCTTTGTCTTCGCCTTTTTCATCACGACGAGTTTCACGAGAAGCACGTTGAAGTACTTCACTTAAAGATTTGAATCCATTGTCGACTTGTGGAACTCCATTGATCAATTGATTTGACATAGCTATGTCCTCCTTTAAAATATATAAAAAGAATTATTCTACTGTTAGGATCATAGTAAATATTAATCACCTAACTTCACCATTATAATATATCAATATATCTAAATTTAAAAGACATGTAATCCAGGAAGATCATCCATACCAACATATTTAACTATGAAAGTACGATCATTCTTATCCTGGATAAAGAAGAAGTTACCTTTAGCCTTATATAATAAGATATCATGATAATATTCAACGATAGTATAATCTACTATACGATCTTGTACTATAGCTTCAAGAGCAAATAAGTCACCAGGTCGTAATTGAGCACCATCTTTAACTTCAAATAATACATTAATTACTCTGAAGTTATAATGGAACCAGTACATGAATAGAATATTTTGTAAAGCTATTTTAATAGCTTGATCTATATTATCATATTCTAATCCACGACTATCACAAATGGAAATAAGAGTATCACAGACTCTAGGGTCTAATTTGACAAATGATACAATATTCTTCAATGGATCATTTAGATATAGATCTACACTAAAAGCATAATCTTTATGTGCAATATCATACATCATTAGATCATATGCTCGTTTATATTGTCTCATTGAACTGTCATTTTCGAATTCATCTTTACATAGAAACTTGCCAAACTTCTTATTATCCATAGGATTATCAATATTAAGTCGACTAGTATAGTAAGGATAATTCGTTGCTTCATATGGGCAGTAGATACTAATACATAATTCTTTCTCCCCATTCTTTAAAGTACATACTTCGAAAAACATCTTACAATGTATTTCTAGAGGTATATACTCATCTGTTTTGTACTTATCAATAAGTAACTTATCTCCTATCACAGGAGTAACTTTATAAAAGTCTTTGTCTTTACGAGATACTATTCGATACAATTCTGTTATTTGTCCGAACTTATCTTTCTTACAAAGCTTTTGACCGACGTTATACATATCCAATTCATATTCACCTCCTTCGATCAAGATTATAATATATGAATGAATGATATTATAAGAGTCCTACTTATCTAGTAAGTAGGACTCATTATATTATAAAACTTTCATAGCTATTTTAGCATATTTACCTGCATGTTTGAGAGTTGGTGCTGTAATAACAAAGGAGTCATCACAGAACTCACTACGTTGATAGTAATTAGAGAAGTTAAATTGTTTGTCATTCTTAAGTACTACCTTAAGATATTTATGGAAATCATTTAATACTCTAGATCTAATCTTAACTAATTCTTTATCTTTCTTAGTACGATCTTGTTTAATTAGATCTTCACTAATCTTAAGATTTAGATAATACATCTTAGCTAGTTCATATTTCATTCCTTCAATATTTTTAGCTCTATCATATTCCATAAGTAATCTATGAGATTCCATATAGACAGATTGATAGCTCTTATTCTTTAAGAAGTTCTTAACGAATAGATTTCCTCTAGCATCAAATTCAAAACCAATACTTTTTTCTTGTAATAACTTAGAAGTCATACTTCTATGATATATAGTATTAGCTCTATTGTATGCTTTAGTCATATTAACTGAATTGAATTCCATATAAGGATTCCAACCAAATTCTAATAAAGCTTGCTTTAATTCATTTGATTGAGTTCTAGCATATTCTAAACTTAGGTATCTTACATTAGACATCCAATCTAGAATAGTTTTCTTATCATATGATTTACCTTCATAGATATTCTTATAATTTCTTAACCATTCATCAGCTTTATCTTTCCATTTTTCTGGCATTGGACCAAATGTACTATTACGTTTGAATACTTCGATTTCATGTGGGATATAGAATGGTATCGTATTAGGTAGATTTCTAATAGGTTGTACATCTTCCATAGCTGATTCAACTATAGGGAAATAATAGTAATCATCAAATCCATTGCTAGTGAATACACTCTTTAAGAAGTTATACATAGTTTCATTATTACAACCAAATACTTCCATAAGACGCATATCAGATATACGAATTAAGGAGATATCCATAGATTGTACATCATGCCATTGTTTTTCTAATTCCTCTTCAGTATCACAAGGTAAGACTATAAAGATACCAGAGTTTAATGACCAAGATTTAAGATATTCAGTCTCACGTTTCTTACCACGCAATTCAATACCATAGTCTCTAGCTCTATCTAAATCAGATAATTGTAATCCAGATTCACTTAATGCTAAATCATCATAAGGAATTTCAGAATTAAGGTACTTAGACCGAAGTTCTTTAAATCGTTCTACGTTAGATTTACCATAGATTTCAATAGACTTATCATCACTATGACGTTTCATCTCAGCAGATAAGCTATTATAATCATTCCAGTCATCCATTAATTGGTCTTCAGAAGAATATTTATCATCAAGTACTTTATACATACCAGAATCATTAACTTCTTTTACCTTCTTATTATTGGTATCACTAGCATCATCATCCTCTTCTAGCATATCTTTAGTCTTAACAAAAGCCGGAGCCTCAATCTCTAGAATGGTCTTATATGATTTGGTTCTTATTTTAGATTCTAAGTCTACTGCAAAGTATCCATTATTATCTTCCATAATCATGGTTCCTTCAGGGAATTCTTTTAGCTTAGACTTAGCTATATTTACATCTAGGATATCACATAATGGAAGAGATGTATCGTATAACTCAGATTCAATGCTATATATAGCATTCATTAGAGTCAACTTATTATCTCTATCTAAATCAGATTCTGTAAAGTCATCATCATACTCTAATTGGTCTTTAGATAGCATTACTTTACCAGTAATCTCTTCATATAGATTAATAGCATTCTCCCAAGTAACTCTATCTCGTTTATGTCTATAAGACTTATAGAATTTATCTTGTAAGAATGGTTCTTTATCTACTATTTCAGTTTCATCATTATCAGATTTAACTCTAAGTTTAGTTGATTTCTTATCATCAACTACACCAAAGCCATCTTTCTCTCCACTGAATGAATGTCTATGTGGTGTATATTGTACTAGCATATTACCATCCATAGTTCCAACAATACCACCTACAGCACCAACACCCATGTGCTCTCTAGCAGCATATTCTTTTAAGTCAGATAAACGTCTAATGATATCATATTCTTGAGGGATTTGTTTATTATACGTCTTATATAATGCAGTTGACATTGACCCAAAATACATTGTAGCATAATTAACTATATTAGGATATTGATCTACTAAATATGCATATAAAGATTTATCTAAAATAAAGATAGTTCTATTTTCTCCTCTAAGATTATACATGAAGAATCTAAGCATTTTAGCCAATTCGATATATACTTCTTCAATAGTCATATTAAGATTTAGATCTTTTATATTTGCGTTAGGGAATATATTAACACGATCTACGTTAGGATAAACTCTTGCAAAGTATTCCTTAGTCATCTTATCTGTGATATCATCTTCATCAGTAATATCTACCCATGTATTATAGAATAGGTAGTTTATTATCTTATTTAGATTAATATATTTAATATTATCAGGATAGTTATCAGGTAAGACACTCTTAACATATTCAACATTTGATGCATCTACTGCAAAGATATATTTACCTTTATCTGTATCCTCTTCAAATTCTTCCATATTAGATAAAACAAATCCACCATCATCATATACAGCAGATTCATTGATTCTAATAACTTTATTAGTTGTAGTAGGATCATTAATCTCTTGATCTTTAAGTAATGCTAATACTTCCATGAGTTGGACAAATTTATTATCTGTTAATCTTAAGTAATTATATTCACCAAGTCTGATAAGTTCAGTTTCTTTACTAACTTGCTTAGCACGATATTCATCCATTTGACGATTATTAGGATTATCTCCACCGTCCTTAACTTCGATAATCAAATTATAAGGAACGTAGTAAATATCCGTAATCCATTGTCTAGAATTACCGTATTGATCTGTATAATCAATAACTGGACCTGGCATAATAATATCTTTAGAGTTACAGTTAAGAACTTTATCCATAAACTCTATAGCTTTATGCTCATAAGATCCAGTATAAGTAAACTTAGTACCATCACTATATACATAGGTGCCACTAATGCTACGATGAGCTAACATCTTAGCTTGATGAGCAGCATCATCTAATAGAGACACTTTACCGTGAACTCTAATCATATTCTTTTTAAACTTAGCTCTCAGCTCTTCCTTACATCTAGGATTAGAGCATACTCTATGGTATTTACCAGTCTTTTCATTCCAGTCTGTTTTGTTACCACATACAATACATTTACCAGAACCTGGGTGAGTTTTATCATATAAGAACTGTTCGGCAGAGATTTCACCGATAATATCTTCATGATCTTTTTCTATGTGTCTGATTAACTTGTCTTTGAAGTCTTTACGTCGACATAATGGACAAGCTATTTTTCGTTCAGTTGCCATTGTATCCTCCTTATGAGTGTATATCAATTTAATGCTATGTTAAAAATAGCTATTTGTGTATATTTTAAACCCTAGAACTAAGTAGTAATATATTAATATGAAAGGAGAGATTATCGTGGCAGATGATATTACTTTCATAACTGCAAAGACTAAAGAAGTCCCCACTCTACTAAAGGAATATTCTTTATCTACTGACAGTTATAAAACTCCACTTACATATAAGAATTTTAATGCATTTGGTACTCTAATTATGCGACTAATGCTTTTAGAGCCAGGTACAATAACTCATAGTCCAGAAATGGGCTTAGGTTTAATTAGTAAATATAGATATATGCAGTCTGATAGAGTTATTGAACTCAGTCAGGCTATCAAAGATCAAATAAAGGATTATCTTGATAATACTGTAGCTGTCGAAGTTAATATAGGTTTCTCTAAAAATGGAGAAAATATAATGATTATAGATATGACAGTTGACCAGTATCAATTTAGATATTTCTATGATCGAGATAAATTAACTTTAAAAATGTTGATGAATGATGAAATTTAGGAGGAACTATGTCTGAAAAAGTAAAACTAGCAGACCTCATGAAAGAAAAAATGGAAGAAGAAAAAGCTTCCGAAACTCCAGTAGTAGAAGAAACTACTCCTATTACTGAAGAAAAACCAGTTGAAGAAACTCAACCAACTACTCTTGTAGTACCTACATTTGATGAAGCAAATCTACAATCTGCTGATATTAGTGCTATCGTTCCTTCTGGTAAAACAGATGCAACTCAAGAAGCACGTGATGAATTGATAGATGAATTAGATAATGGTATTTCTAGTGCTATTGAACGTCGTTTCAAACCTGCATTGAAAGAAATTCATGATATGCGTCGTGAATATGAAGATCTTAAAGCTATGGGTGAAGAAAATCCTCAAGTAGTTTCCAAATATGACCCATCTCTAGATCTTAATCCTGAATTAACAGATAAAGATCGTGAAGCAATTCGTCGTGATGAAGAAGAACACGTTTTATCTGATGATGAAATCAAAGCTTCTACTAGTATTAATAATCTTCTTCCTGAAGATGATATTGAACGTGAATTCGAACAATATGAAACTGCAGCTGAAAACTCTGTAAATAATATAACTACAGCAGCAACTACTACTCCAGCTATTGATACTACACCAGTAGATGTATCTGATGCAGTAGTTCCATCTGTATCAGTAGAAGAATCTGACGAAGATGAATTATTCTATGATGATGAACTATTAGAAGATCTTGGTCTTGATGATGATAAAGAAGAAGCTGAACGTATTAAAGAAGAAAAACAACAGCAACGTAATATGGAAGAGTTTGCTCGTGTACTTCGCCAACAATTAGACGAAGTAGGTGAACGTAAACCTGATATTAGTAAATTCCGTGTACGTAAACGTCCAGTAGCATTCACTAAAGTATTATCTAAACCAGTTGAAAAGAAATACTATGAATGGGGATTGTTTGCCACTGGTGTATCTATCTCTATGACTCCATTATCTGCAATCGAAATGGATGAAATCAATCCATATACTGATTCTGCAAATGATATTGGTAAAGCTCGTACAGTATTCAGTACTCTATATAAACATCTAGCACCTGAATGTCGTACTATGGATATGGAAGCATGGTTGAAGTTATTGAACTATCAAGACTTGAATCATTTATTCTTTGCATTATATAATGCTAACTTCAGTACTTCTAATATCATTCCATTTAGCTGCCCTAAATGTAAACACTTCTATACTGAAAAACGACCTATTATTGATATGGTTAAATTTGATACAGAAGCTGACAAAGAAACCTTCAATAAGATCATTGCTAAAGATCCTTCTTTCCCTCCAACATTCGAAGAAGAAATCTATGTAGCTAATGGTGACTATGCATTCGGTATTGTAATTCCTAAAATTTACAACTCCATGTTTGAAGAACGCCTATTGAATGAAGGCTTCCGTGAAAAATACGCTGGTATCATTAATATCTCCCACTGTATATCTACAGTATATGAAATTGATGAAGACAATGAAGAATTGATTCCTATTCAATTCAATACAGCTCCTAATGATATCGTTAAAACTTATAAATATCGTATCCAAGGTATTTATAAAATCTTGTCTAAATTATCTGCATATGAATTTAAAGAACTTCAATCTCATATTGCTAAATACTTAGAAGAAAATAGTAAAGATATTAATATTTCTTATCAAGTACCTGCAGCTACATGTCCTAAATGCGGTGCAGAAATTGAAGCCATTCCTATGAATGCTCAAGAACTTGTTTTTACACGGCATCGGTTGATTCACATGCTCGACTAATGCAATTAGTTGATAATGTTTGTTACGAATATCGAGGTAGATTAAGTATTATAGAAGCATTGAATATGCCTATAGGGGATTTGATGCTTCTATATAAATTTATTAGAGATCGTAGAGAAGCTGCCGATGCAGCTGCTGAAAAAGAAAAACATAAAAAAGATGAAGAGCAAAAATATAAGTATATGCAAGCTGCATATAGAGGTCATCCACAAGCTGGATTAGTTCCACCTGACCAAGGTACTAAAGCTGAGACACCTGCGATGACAAGGGAAGATATGGCACGCTTCGAAGATGCTCTTGAAGGAATGCTTTAATTAAAAGGGGATTTATATAAATGGATATCGTCGAATTTTTCTGCAAATTCGGCAATGGAGACTGCGAACAAACGAGAAAACAGATAGTAGACTACTTTGGCGAATCTAGTCTACTATACAGTATATTAAAAGGTCATGGACTACTACATTCAAAGATTGATCATGTTATCTATGAGAATCGTATTGAATTTATCATCTATACTACAGACTCTACATTATTCGACTCATTAGTAGATGAATATAAGAATACCATTACAGTTAATAGTAATAATGGTATGAGCCATCCTATAGTGGTAGATATTGTTAGAGATTTTGGTGATCCATGTAAAATTATTGTAACTATGCGATAATATAACACAATCGAGTTAGTGCAATAAATGCACTAACTCGTTTTTTGTTCCACATATAAATAATTCATAAGGAGGTACATATGGCATTATTAAAAGACCAAATTAGACAAGATAATCTCCAAGTATCTCTTCTTGATGTGGATGATTTTGTCAAGAAGAATAACTTAGTCGAAATAACTAATCCAGTTATATTTGATACATCTAGTAATCCAACTAATGATGGATTATTATCTAATACAATCTTTGGTATAACTAAAGAATCTAGAGCAAGTACATTTGCTTATATTAGTTTAAAGAAGAAATTCCTACAACCATTAATTTATAGAATCTGGGGTAAAGTAGACTCTAAGATTAAATCTGTTATTCATGGTATTGGAACTTACTCTATAGATAAATCAGGTAATATAGTAGAAGATCCTAAAGGAGATAATGGTATTGATTTCCTAAGAAAGAATCTAGATAAGATTAAATTTAGAGAAACAGATTCCATTAAACGTGAAAGATATATTAAGTTCTTGAATGCTAATAGAAATAACTTCTTTACAGATAAGCTTATTGTAATTCCACCATTCTTTAGAGATATTAAAGTAGATGGTGGTAAGATATCTGTAGGGGATATTAATAAATTATATATCAATGTAATGGTATCAGCATCAGCTATTGGTGATTCTGAAGACTACGGTTTTAGTATTAGCAAATCCGTTGAAGGTAGACTTCAAGAAGGATTAATCGAAATTTATAAATGGTTCGGTACTGGCACTGACAGTAATCCTAATGGGGGATTACCTGGTAAGTTTGGTGTAATTAGACGTGCTAACTTATCTAAGACTACAGACTATGCAACTCGTCTAGTTATGTCTGCACCTAAATTGGATGTAGAGAATATGAGTGAACTTAGAGCTGACTTTGATTATTCTGTATTACCTATGACATCTGCAGCTGCAAACTTTTTCCCATTTGTTATATTCCATATGAGAAGATTCTTTGAGAATGAATTCATTGGCAATACTAAATATTTAGTATTAGATAAAAAAGGAAATCCTACATATGCAGAGGTAGAAGACTATCAATTGCAATTCTCTGATGAAGTATTAAAGAAAGAATTGGATAGATTCATTCATGGGTACTCTGATAGATTTAGAGCAATTGATTTAGTATGTAAAGTAAATGGTAAACAAGTAGTTTATGATATGGTCTTCAGGGGAAACTTCTTTGATGAAATTACAGATGAAGAAAAGATAGCTAGACCTATAACTTGGTGTGATGTAATCTATATAGCTTGTGAAGAAGCTATTAAAGATAGAATGATTCTTATTACACGGTATCCAATCGATACTTTCTATAATGAGTTTGCTACTAAGATTAGATTATCATCTACTATTGAAACTGAAAAGGTTACTATTAATGGAATAACCTATGATTATTATCCAAAAATAAGAAAAGAAGATATTGGAACTGATACTTCTAACAAATTTATCGATACTATGAATATCTGTAATGGGTATCTTGATAGCATCGGTGGTGACTATGATGGTGATATGGTAACCATCAAGGGGGTATACACTGATGAAGCAAATGCTGAGCTTAAAAAGCAATTAGAGACTAATATCCACTTTATTAATCTAGGTGGTAACCCAGTTATTTCTACAGCAAAAGAAGCTATCCAAGCTATATATGCTATGACATTAACTATGCCAGAAACTAAATTAGAGAAAGTTAAATTTTAATAAAAGAATTCCCCTATAGAGTTCAACTCTATAGGGGATATATCTTAGAATTTAATCACATTAGTATAGTTTACTTTATCTTTTTCAAATTTAGTAATACCAATAGATTCTAATGGGAAGTTTTTCAAGTTGTCATTAATGATATCATTATAGTCAACAAACTTTAATATCCATTTAGGAACTTCCGCATCAATTGGAATTGAGATACTAGTAATCTCACCTTTATAATCATTTTGATTTTCATCTAAGAACTTCTTAATCTTTTCATATAACTTTGGATCAGAATCCATTAAAGGTAATAGAGTACTGTTATTGATTGTAACCTTAATGATATCAATTGCATTACGGATAGTTAAATCAATTGCTTCAGTACCTTCATCTCTTAATGCATTATAAACCAATGCACCTTTGATGCCTTGGATACGCATTGGATTATCATAGTTAGCATATGATTTAATTTGAGCTGGTTTATAATACTCTTTCTCACCAGATTCAATAGACTTTCTAATATCATATTCTACACGAGCTAATGATTTCAATACATCCATTTGGTCTACTTCTTCTACATTAAGAATCTTCTTAAATAAGATATCTTTCAATGCATCACGAGTCTTAGCTTTCAATGTAGACTTATTGATTGGTAAACCTTTAACATCAAGCATCTTATTAGATGGAACTAGATTACCTTCTTGAAGTTCTTGTTTAGATGCATAGTTTTTCTTACCACCAGTTAATAAAGCTCTACCAAATAAGAACTCATTCTTCATGGCAATAAGACATTCTTTAAATTCTGATTTAGTATTATAATTCTCTGCTACTAAATCAAAGTGTTCACGTAATAGTCTACCAGCAATATATGATAAGATATTGATGATACTGAAACGTAATGGTTCTTTATTACTAGATGTAGCTACATTAATCATCTTAGTTTCAATCTCACCAGTCCCAAAATTATAAACTCTATCTTCTTCCATCTCAGGTTCTACTTCAGGAAGATTCATAAGTTTAATACCAGATTTATCTATTGGTCCCAATACATCTCTAAGAACGAATGTATACCAACCATTAAAACATGGCATAGTTGAGTCAGTATCTGTAATAATACTAATATCACGTTTCATTGTAGCGGAACGATCAATCTTATCTACTACAATATATCTCATATAACACCATTCTTTAAGAACTTCAAACATGTGGTCTAAATTATCCTTAATGATTTGTGGTGGATGGTTAGGATCTACGAATGCTTCATCTAGTTTAGATAATGTCAATACAATATAATCTTTCATATATTTATTATCACAGAATTGTAATGCATTATTCTTATAGAAGAGTTTATTCAAAGTCTCTTGAGATAAGTTAATTAATAGACTCCATACAATATTCATAGCCTTATTGATTGCTTCATCATCAAAGTAATCTCTATCGAATGTATCCATAATCTTATAGAATACATCTTCAACTTCTATATCTTTATCTAATACTAAAGCAGATGGATAAATAGATTTCTCTGAATCTACACGATTAATAAATGTAATTGCTTCATCAATAGAATGAAACTTTACATTATTCGTAAAGAAGCTTTCGAAAAATGTAATAGCATGACTAATCAATGCACGACCAGTTCTAGTAATACCAGTTGCTACATATAGATTGTACAATGCACTACTATAGTTACCAATTACACCATATAATGCATTATTATCACGTTTAGCTAACATTTGAAGCATATTATATTTATTGAACTTCTCTGTACCCTTCTCATATTTAAACATTTCTTTCTTAAACTTAGAACGGTTATCGGTAAATGAAGTTATCAATTTATACATTGGAGTTAACTCTTTTGTATATTGTTTAAATAGACATCCATTGGCTACCATGATTGGAGTCTTTTCATATATGTAATTACTTATTCCAGCTACATCAGTTTCAGCTGTTTCTTCAGTATAGTTATTATGTAAAATACATTCACGTTTTGTATATGCATTAGATAGAATGATATCTAATGCTGTATCAACTTCACCCTCAGTTAGGGTAGGGAAATTAATCATTAAATTCTTTTTAGCTTGCTCTCTATATTTAGATACAGCTATAATTTTATCAAGTTCTTCGTAGTTTATCATAATTATATTCCTCCTATCATGATGTCCTAGGCACTTTTATTTGCTAATATGAGCTCATACGAATAACATTAAGTTAATAAAACGTTATTTTCGTTTTTAAATATATTTAAATAAAATAATCTCCAAGGAGGACGAAAACATGTTTTTCAATGAAAACGACCGACAAGGTGTTCTTGGTGAAGATCTTGCCAACCCTAATGCTTTACTTGAAGCTATGATTTATGCTGAGGCTTCTAAATTGCCTCAAGATGAACGTATTGCGTTCGCTGAATCCGAAGAAGCTCAATTATTGGTAGAAAAATCCGTATTGAACAAAAAGACTTTGGTTCGCTTAAGCAAAAATGACGACTTGGCTCGCCGTGTAAAAATGGCTGCATTCCAAATCGCTAAACAAAAGAAAGATCCACTCTGGACTAAATTGGTTAAAAACCGTGTTATCGAACGTGCTTTGATTAAAAAGATCGTTCAAAAATACAATAACCAAGCAGTTCGTGTAGCTCGCAAATCTCAAGTTGAGTACATCAAAACTGCTAAATCTTCTAAACATTTACCAACTCCAAAAAAATAATAAAACCACTCGGTATAGGGTCTTAAAGATCCTATACCGGTTTTATTTATTACAGTGAATTTTACATATGAATATATATTATAGTAGTAGAATAATATATTTGATGTAATATCACAGGAGGTTCTCGATGTTTGATACTATCGTCAATTATGAAAACTATTGGATTTACAATGAGTTCGTTAAAAGCAAAGGAGAAATGACAGTAGATGTAAATCAACAAATTAAGAAGGAGAATTGGTCTAACCATTTCGATGCAATTCACTGTATATTACGAGATGGTATAGACGATCCTAGCCTATCTAAGGCTAAGATCAATTTAGTTATTGGCGGTCATGAAGTTGGTCTAACTATTCCAGACTATTGGCTTAACCTAATATTATGGTCTCTTATTATCAAGAGTGATGATGAGATTGAACCAAAACATATTTTCTTTAAACGAGAAATCACTGCTAAGACTATTAAGAATTATATTGATGAATTCTTTATCAAAGTCCATATTGAAGATATTGATTTCTTGACTAAGAATAATATGATTGCAGATGCATTGTATTACATTGCTAGAGTTGATGAGTTTGCAGACTTATTTGTAAACAGCATCAATCTACAAGATGATGTATTAATGATGAATGCAATTCCAGAATACTATAATTTATTACATCCTGATATGTCTAAAGTAGACTTACAGAAAGCTAATGAATATGGTATGGAATGTATTGGTAAAGTACGTGATTATGTATTGAAGTCTAAAGACATTCTAGGATATGATCATATCTATACTAATGCATTTAGAGCTAATGAAAGTATTAATATTCGTCAGCTTAAAGAATATGCTATTTCTATTGGTACTAAACCAGATGGTAATGGTAGTGTATTCCCACACGTTATTAATAATAGTTATATTAATGGTGGTGTAATTGATTTGATGGATTACTTTATTGAATCCTCTGCTGGTCGTACAGCACAAATCATTTCAAAAATCAATGTAGGTTCTTCTGGTGCGATGGCACGTAAGATCGGTCTAAACAACCAAGGTACACGTTTGCATCCAGATCCACATTTTAAATGCTCTTCTCGTAACTTCATTAGATACGATGTTAGAGATGCTAAAGAACTTAGCTTATTAGTTGGTAAGTATTATAGATTTGACCAATTAAATGATTTTGACATGGGTCCTATTAAGGAATCTGATACTCAATTGATTGGTAAAACTATTTATACCAGAAGTCCTATTACTTGTCAGTCTCATTCTGAAGGTCATGGGATTTGTAGATATTGCTATGGGGATCTATATTTCATCAATAGAGATATCGATGTAGGTAAATATCCATCAGAAGATATTACAGCTAGTACTACACAGCTACAATTATCAGCTAAACACGTATTGGTAACAGATATTCCTGATATTGAATTACCAATTAAGTTCGTAGAGAACTTTGTTCGGTCTGCAGAAACTATCTCGTTAATTGAAGATCGAAACTATAATGATATCTATCTAAGATTCCATATAGATGAGATATTTAAAGATAATGAAGATGATGTTGATGATACAACTAACACAGTTCTTGATTATAATGATTATGTGAATAAGTTTGCTATCATTGATCATAAAGAAGAATATCCAATCGAAATTGATAAGATTGATAAATTCTATCTTTCTGAAGCATTAGTTAGATTAACTAATATGAAACGCTATCAAACTGATGAAGGTGAAATCAATATCCCATTAGCAGTATTAGCTAAAGAGGACGATCAAACTATTTTCTATACTCCTATAGTGAATAATGAGTTCTCTAAGACTCTTAACCGTATTAAAGATATCTTAGATAAAGCGGCTGTAACTACATCCTTTACTAAAGATGATTTAGCACAAGAGTTTATGAGAGCATTATTAAATGGTGGTATGTCTAAGCATACTATTCATACTGAAACAATCTTGTCTAATCAAATTAGAAGTGCATATAATATCTTTGATAGACCTAACTGGAATAACGTAAATGAACCTTATGTATTACTTCCACTTACTAAGGCATTATATGAAAATCCTTCTATTACTAAAACATTAGACTTCCAAAACTTGGCAAGTATCTTGAAGAATCCTTCTTCTTATAATAAGACAGCTCCGTCTACTATAGATTACTTCTTCCAAGAACAGCCACAATTATTTATGAATCAGCCAAGCTTAACTAATAAAGATATTAAGAATGAACGTAAGCTTACTGATGCATTGGTGAATGAGGAAATTTGATATGAATAGTCAGATAGAGAATATTAAAATTACGCATACGAAAATGTGTAATGCGATTACTCGTATAAAAAATAAACTTAAGAAGAATCATATCTTCCAAACAAATAAATCTCTTATTGGTCCTAAAGAGTTTACATATGAACTTCATATTACAAATGATGATACACATATATCTTGGTGCCATACTACGTGTTATTTGTTTAATGATATTTTCAATAATGGGTATAGACCTATTAAGATTGATAGTAATTATAAACTATCTGATTTTATGAAAGATCTTACTACATTAGAGAAAACTTTAGATAATATAATCAATAAAGGCTATTTTGGTAAATATACTATCTTTGATGATGATATTAATATATTTGCTAATATAAGAATTGCACGTATTTATACTCGTGTATTAATGCAATCTATTAATGAATATCTAAAAGATGATAGTATGAGTGAAGAAGATGAATAAGATAATCTTACGTAATTCATCTATAGTAATTACTGATTACAGTCTAGGAGATGCTCCTAGACTGGAATCTTATTTTACTATATTTGATAGAATTACTTTCACTAAAAGTTATAAAGGGATGTCATATGATGAAGCTAATAGGCTTCTATATCTCCCTAGAGGATTAGATTTATATTTCGTTAAGAAATTCTTTGAAGGCGAAGAACCCGTTAAAGAATATAATAGCGACCCATATTTCGAAACTCCACCTATAAAGATTAGGTATCTTCCTAGAGATGATGTACAACAAGAAGCGTTACACTTCATCTTAGGGAAAGGTCAATATTACTCTAATCAAAATAGTGGACAACTATCAATCAATCTACCAACTGGTAAAGGTAAGACATATGTAACCATAGCGTCTCTAATGTATTGGAGAGCTAGAACTATAGTTATTGCATCTACTACAGGTTGGTTAGATCAATGGAGAAATTGTATTGGTGAATATACAGATCTAGATCAAAATAGAGAAGTATTAGTAATCAATGGATCAGTTGGTATCCATAAGATATTGAATGGTATCACTGATGTATCTAAATATAAAGTATTCTTAGTTACCCATTCTACATTACAAAACTTTGGTACTAATAATGGATGGGATAAGATTAGTGAACTATTCAAGAAACTACAAGTATATCTAAAAGTATATGATGAAGCACATCTAAACTTTGATAATATTTGTATGATTGACTTTTATACTAATACTAAGAAGACATTATATCTTACTGCAACACCAGGTAGATCTGATGAGACAGAAAACTTTATCTATAGATTATACTTTAGAAATATTCCTAGTATAAATCTATTTGATGAAGATACAGATCCTCATACGGCTTATATTGCATTAAGATTTAATAGTAGACCAACTCCACAAGAGATAAGTGAATGCTCTAATAAAGTATATGGATTAAATAGAAATAATTATACAAATTATATAGTTTGTAATAATCAATTCTATGATATGATGTATATAGTTATGGATAAGATCATGAAGATAGGCGGTAAAGTACTTGTATATATTGGTACTATATCAGCTATAGATATCGTTAAAGCTTGGATTGAGGATAACTATCCTGAATTCAAAGATGATATCGGTGTCTATACTTCAGTTATTCCTAAAGAGATTAAACAAGATCAACTTAGTAAGACTATTATACTTTCAACAACTAAATCTGCTGGTGCTGCATTAGACATTAAGGATTTAAAAGCTACTATTATCTTGGCTGAACCATTTAAGTCAGAGATATTAGCTAAACAAACTTTAGGTCGAACTCGTAATCCCAACACTGAATGCATTGAAGTAGTGGATGATGGGTTTAGATCAATATCTAGATTTTATAATGCTAAGAAACCTATCTTTAGTAAGTATGCAACTGAGTGTAGAGAGATTAAGATTAGTCTTAATACTCTACAAGAGAAAGCTGATGACTTATTTAAGATTAGGGAATCTGTTAAGAAACAATATGATGCTGGATATGCAGTTATAGATTACTCTAAGGATGGATATAAAGATGGAGACTAAAGATTTATTTACGAAAGATACTTTATTATATAAGAAGAACGGTAGATATAAGAATCTTCTTAAAGCATTCAACTTACATGCTAGTAGTATCATTACCGATGAATGTATAGTTATAAACAAAACTTTTACTGATAGAATTACTGAGCTTAATAGTAATCTTATAGCTAATACAACTTGTGCAGATCTTATAAGATTTGTTTGTTATAAGCCTAAGATGAAATGCTATAGAAAATCATTTATAGAATACTACAATAAGATTGCTAAGATGCATAATAATCTTGAGCATCTCAGCAATATTCATACTGTAACAGTAGTTAATGAAGGAGAAGAAGATAATGAATAATAGACCAAGAAATAAAGCTAAAGTAAATTTAATGACTGCTACTAATACCTTAGAAAGATTAGAATCAGCAAATGATGCTGCATTAGAAAAACTTAAATTGATTGGCATAAATCTTCCTAAAGAATTATTAGAAAATCCTAAAGTAGCATCTTTAATAGGTGATAATAATGAATGTTAGAACTCGACAAAAATGTAGACTTCTTAGAAGGCATTATGATCTCTTCATTCTACATATAGTTAATAATATACCTAACGAGACAAAAGAGTATATTCGTAAAAGTATGAAGGAGATTATGAATAATCATGGAAGAGAAGAAAATACTTAAATTTAAGAAACCTGGTGTATTAGAAGTAGCTTCATTGCTTTGTAATGTATTACCACCAGTAAGACAATATAAAGCGTTATACTACATACTTAAGTATGCTAAATATACAAGCAAATAGTTAAATAATCATATATTATTAAGGTGATAGATCTTGATGATCTATCACCTATTTATTTTATTCCATAGTTTATTAAAGGAGACACATATTATGGAAACTACAATTAACAAAAAAGATTTAGGATTTATTAACAATTTGATCAGAGATTGTGATGATTATATCAATATTAATCATCGTGAAAGGATGGCTGAAAAACTTTTAAGAGTTGCTATTGAGGATAGCGATATCCCACCAATCGGTATGCAAAATATCGAAATCGTAGATTCAGCAACTGATGCTATTCAACAACCATTAGTGAATACAGATTCTAGTATTGCAGTAAACTTCTCTCAAATGATTAATAAACCTGAGGAAGTTAAAACTGAAGTAGCATCTGTACCAGATAATGGTGAAACTAAAGTAAATGTAGTATTCCCTAAGAATGAACACATCTTAGGAAATTATGTAGATTATGATTCTTTCAATAAAATTAAAGAATCTAATACTGAAACAGTAGTGCGTGCAGTACGTCTACTCAACTACAAAATGAGTGATCAAAATGCGGCTATGAAATTCGGTCAATTCGTATCCGAATTCAACTCTGAATGCGATCCAAATAAACGTCTACGTTATGAATTAATCCGTCATCAAGGACGTGAGAAAGATCTAGTAGTTCGTTTATCTACAGTAGTAAATGGTACTACAAAATACTATGCAGATATTTATCCTGATTTGAATAAGATCGATATCGATCATCATCTAATCAGTTCTGCTAGAAAATAATCATAATTCCCCTAGGAGTCCAATCTCCTAGGGGTTTTATTTTTTTAAGATAGCCGTTACAAATCACTAATAGATTGGGGTGAATATATTGGCTAACTTTGAGAACTATAATAAAGTAGTCGAACAGATCTTTGAACTAAATTATCAACTAACATTAAAAATGGAGGTTACGTTTAATAACACAATTAAAAGAATCAATACTGAGATTAAGGAAAACTTTCATACTGAATATGTAGTTGGAGCCAATAAGCTTACAACTAATCTTAGATATAGATATAGAATGAGACTATCTCCTAGAGGTAAAACTGTAGGAGTGATTATCGATTGGGATAACTATGACGATCTATGTACAATCATAGATGAAGCGATAGATATCTGTGATCCTAATAATAAGACATCTCCATTTAAGCGAATGTATTCAACTGCAGGGGATTTATTAGATATCAAATGTGATAGTCTTAAAGTTCGTTACTTACATCTTGATGATAGATTTGGTAATAGATTAGATCTAATGCCATTTGTATTGATAGATGATCATAATGGTACATTAACAGAAGCAATGAAGTTTAGATTTAACAATGATCTAATCTTCGATGTACCAGTATCTCGTCTTAAGGGGTTTAGAAGATTCCTTATGACATATAATCCATTATTACATGCTGGATCTATGGCTAGATATATGGCTATAACTCCATTGCTTGGTAATAATAGACAGAATATGATGAGGTAATATTATGGATATTAAAAGAGCTAGAGAATTAATAAGACAATCTAATATTAGTTATACATCATATAGAATTAATCCAGATGGATCAATCAAGACAGAATATCAAATAACTAATAAAGATTATCAAGATATGCTTCTTAATACATTATTTGTATTAAAGCCCTATAGAGGAAGATAAAGAATAGAGAAGGAGTTTCAAACTCCTTCTCATATTTATTTTTTTTATACTGTATACATAATTGGTTGGTTAGTATTAGCTGGGTTAACATAGTTATCTCTTAAGAACTCAATGATCTCCATTCGTCTTTGAGCTTGAGACTCTAATGAAGATAACTTCAAGTCAATATTAGCATATACTGTTTCAATACCATCATAGTGCTTAAGATATTCGAATAAGTATGTAGCTACATCTGCTTGTGCTAACTGTTCAAATGTTTCCATCTTGGTTGGTTCAATAGTCATTAAGTTTTCTGGATGCTTAACGAATACGCCAATATAAACATTGGATAGCAAGTTATCTGTATTACCACCTACAGCCATTTCAAGTTTAACCATATTTGGTGGAATGAAATCTAGATAGATACCACTATTAAATAATGAACTCATATCTGCATAACTTTGAGCAAGCATGATACTATCTGTATCCATAGATCTTGCTAATACGTTATAGATACCATATCCAGAGTATTGTTGTAGACCAGCTGTTTCATTATTAGTATCAGACCATAAGATATCTTTAACACCAAGAATCTCATAGTTATCTGGCACTTGACGATCTAGTAAATAATAGCCATCTTTCTTATCCTCTGGTTTAAGTTGGACTTTAATCATATGAGGAAAGAAGCGACTAAATGTAGTCAATGTATCTGGTTTGATTACTTTATCAGCCCAGTGTTCTTTTTGGAGTTCTTCAGGTAAGTTCAA